GGATTTAAAATATTGATAGATGAGGGGATAGGAGATATAATACGAGTGATAATTCAATAGGGGGCCAACGCTATGTCATTGAGGATCAAAATCGCCGGGATGATGTTTGAGGTTAGTAGAGTTAAATCGACTTTTGATGTTTGCCATTTGAAAAGTGGTGATCATCTTTGGGGGCAAATTAGCTATGAAAAACAATCAATCAGAATTTTGAAATCAAATAAAGAACGTGAATTTCGGACACTATTGAACGAAATCTTGCATGGGATAATTAACGAATATCAGATTCGCGAATTGATGGATGATGAAAGTAGGCATCTTGAACCACCGATAGATCAGCTTTCACTTGGATTAGCAGAAATGCTGGAAAGCGTTGGAATATTTGAACTTGGCCAGAAGAGAGAAGAAGATGTGTGTGGATGATAATGGCGGCGATGAGATAATTCTCGATGAAAAAGTCAAAGAATTATTTGACAATTTATCGAAATTCCTTGCTGAGATAAACGGCGCGATTGACGACATTAAAAACGGTGATTAGTTATGGCTGAAATAGAAATTCCTGCAACGCCGCAAGCAGTCGAACAAGACGCATTGGCGAAGATTGCCGAGAATTCGCAACTATCAAATGTCCAGATGCAAGCCGCATTGCTTGATGCTTGTGGGGCACCACCGGCAGCGATTGCGAAAAAGTTCGGCAAAGCGAATAATTATATCTATCAACTAAGGGCAACGAATCCCGAATATAAACGAGTCGTGCAGGAGTTTTATCAGGTAGTCAGTCGAAAAGTAGTTGATGAAGTAACGAACATAGATGAATTATTCAATGCGCAAATTGGCCCAAGTGCAGCTTGTTTGATGGAAGTAAGAGATAATATCTGGGCGAAGGATGCAGATAGAATCAAGGCAAGTTTGGCATTTTTGGATCGAGCAAGCAAAGCACCGAAAGCAACTGCGAGTGTCGAAAGTCGAAGTATGATTATTCAGATACCAGTTAGTACGATGAGAGAAATGAGGGGGGTATTAGGGGAAACAGGGGAGGGGATTGATCGGGAGTTGCTTGAGTTGCTTGAAAGAGAAGATGGGGGGTTTGGTGTAGAGGAGATAAAAGAGGAAAATAATATTGGTGAGTTTATCGAAGTACGACGAGGTTGATATGAGCAATAAAATAATTTCACTCGATCAACATAGATTAGAAAATAGTCCGCATCTTTCAGGAGAGGCACGCTGTGTTAGTTGTGGGCACAAATGGATAGCTGTTACGTCGATTGGAGACTATTCAGGCATCGAGTGTCCAGTTTGTAAGCTAATGAAAGGGATATTGATTTATGGTGTTGAGCCGGATATTACCTGGACTTGTAAATGCGGTTGTGATGTGTTTTGCCTGAGTGGGAAGGGTAATTTACTTTGTTGGCAATGTGGATTAGCGCAAACAGGGCATGGATATTGTGATGGGGGAATAGATAAATGATTAAATCATTTTTCCGAGGCCACCCGGTAGTGTCTAAAGACGGTCAATGGTATTATGAAGATACGATGAAGGCCGCTGGCTTTGGTGGCGAAGTGCGGCCCTGCAAAAAATGCGGAAAGATATTTGAAGGATCGAATGACGGTAAAGCCGATCCGTGCCTGGGAGAATTGCCCGGAGTTGATAACGCCTGTTGCGGACATGGGGAGAAAAGCCAGGCGTACATCAGATTTACAAATGGCGTGACCGTTGCTAGCTTTGAATTGGCGGAATAATTAATTACGAAAGATGGAAAAGATCACTTGAGAGATAATAATGGACGAATTTGAAATAAATAATCTCGATGATTTTTTCCCTATCGCGGATAATATCGACGATGAGGGGGAACTGGCGACGGCGGCAGAGATTGCCCAGGCAGGAATCGTTATTGAACCGGGGAATGAATTGCCTCGGGCATGGAAAATTTCATTTGACAACGAAGACGAAAATGGTGTAAAAGAAAATCAGCTCGCTCCTTCTCTCCCCCTGCGGACCTCATCCACCCGCATTGAGTTGTTTGACCGCTTGGCCTCGGTTGACGGCTCACCCCTCCCTGAGGAGGACTCTGATTCGCTTGTCGAGTTGGAGTCCTCCTTTTCTTTTGCCTCATTGTCGGTTGAGGAATCACCAAAATCGTCGCCTGTAGAAACCCCTATTGAAAATTCTCAGATACTAACCCCGAAAGATTTTGAACTAGAGTACCGTGAAGTCGTTGTTGATAAGAACGGACAACCACGACAAGCAGGCTCGGATAGCGCAGAAGGGGAGTTTATTAGGAGATTTAAGAAGCGGGCAGAGGAATCGCTTTTTATCTTTCTGAAAGGAATATTGGGTAGGTTTTTTCTAACTGCGCACTTTCATCAGGATGTTTGTCGATTTTTGCAGAAGACTCCACCATATAGAAAATTAGTTCTTATGCCGCGTGAACATGCGAAGACGGCTATTGTAAGTGGTGGGCTTCCGAGTCATATATTAATTCAGTCGAAAGAGAGTAATATTTATTTTCCCGGACTTGAAGGAAGTGAATGTCGAATATTGCTTGCGGGTGAAACTGAGCGAATGGCGAAGAAGAATCTTCGAGTTGTGAAGAATGTATTCGAGGAGAATAGGGTATTTCGAGCACTCTGGCCTCATAGATGTTGGGGGATTGGGGATACTAGAGCAAAAGAGTGGAGCAGCGAAAGTATTATCATTCCAAGGGAAAACGAGTGGCCCGATCCGACGATAAAGGCAGTAGGTGTTGGTGGAGCGATAACTGGCGCAAGGCCAAATGTAATGATAAAGGACGATCTAGTTTCGTTCAAGGCGATGAATAGCGAAATTGTCATGCAGGAGGCTATTGATTGGCATGTGGCGAGTCGGGCATTACTTGATACCTATGAAGTCGAAAGTGGCCTATCCTCGTTAGAGTTCATTATCGGCACTAGATGGGCAGTACATGATTTATATAGCTATATTATTGATAATGATCCAAGCGTGGCGGTGATTAGTGAGGCGTATCATCGGATAATTAATAATGGGAAAATTCTCTGGCCGGAGAAGCATACGAAGGAATCAATTGAGCAACTTAGATTAGAACACGGCAGTATGTTTTATTTGCTTTATTTAAATAGCGCAGCCGATCCAAGTTTAACGGATTTTGATATAGAATTGATTAGGCAATTTAAGATAATTGACGGAAGGATTGTATTCGCCGGAGAGTCGCGGGATACTTGGTTGAAGGAGAGGACAGGTAAATTGAGCGATTTAGGTGAATTTGCTGTAGAAAAAGGCGGCCAACCGATTATTGCACCTGGAACCCCACTTAGTTTGCTTAGATTGCAAGAAAGTCTTCGAGGAGGCGGCGGATGCAGGATTCGGGGATAGTTGAATTTGCCGATGAGAGGAATGAAATTGAACTCAGGTATCTTGAGATATACGCTTTTGCGGACTTAGCGGCAGGAAAAGAAGCCAGATCAAAGAAGCGAACCGCTCGACAGGTGATTACAGTCGGTGCAAGAGACTGGCTTGATAGGTGGTTTTTTATCTATATTTGGGCAGGCAGGGAAACAGCAAACGATTTCAAAAAGAAGATTCTTGATGTACAGGAAATGTATAAACCGAGGATATTTGGTCTTGAAGCAAATGGGATGCAAGTATTGTTTGGTAGTCTAATTCGAGAAGAGGCGAAATTACGCTGCACTGGTCGGGTTAAGATGTTGCCTATTTACCAGCCAACGAATGTGGATAAGAATTTCCGTATCCGAACAGGACTTCAGCCGGTTATTGAACAAGGGAGATTATTTATCCTGCCGGAATTAACTGATGCTTGGATAGAGTTAAGGGGATTCCCAACGGCGGCAACGAAAGATATAGTTGATGCGATGGAGACTACGATACGAATCGCACCAAAGAGGCCGATTGGAAAACGAAATGACATTGAAAAAGAACAATACGCATGTTATTTAAGGAGTACAAAGCTTCCGGCGCATTTAATCGAACAACGACTTGCTGAGTTTGATACAAATTAATCTTGGAGGATAAAGCGTGATAAATGAAAAAGATGCCCTTCGATTTCTGGCTACTTTATCTTCTGATGATTGGAGGAAATTCACTCAAACTGATTTTGATCGAATTGCAGAATTTACAAATAGCGATGGCTGTACTGGAGTAATTGATTTTTACCGAAATGGATGTATTTTGCATGATTTTGGTTATAGGACGCATCTTGATTTTAAAGGAAATAAAACGGCGAAAGAAGCAACGGATATAATGCTTAGGGATTATATTAGGTCAAAATCGTGGTTTGGAAAATACTCACCTTTGGCATGGTGGCGTTGGCAAGGAGTTAAATATCTCGCTGAAAGAGCGTGGAGGACAAACGGAAATGACTGATATAGCTGAATTAAAAAATCGTGCAGCATTCGGATTAATGGCGTTGACGCTTTGGCGTGAAGCGAGAGGAGAGAGTGCTGAGTGTGTTACTGGAGTTGCATTTTGTATTCTTAATAGGGTATTAAGGAAATCTTGGTGGGGAAATTCGATTTACAGTGTAATTACGAAAAAGTGGCAATTTTCGTCGTTGACTGATCCGAGGGATAAGCAACTTGCATTGTATCCAAGTGAAGGCAGTCTTGATTGGCAACGATGTTTGATGATTGCAGATAAAGTGATTAATCGGGAGATTGAAAATCCTGTTCCTGGCGCGGATAGTTATTTTGATATTTCAATCGGCGATCCGAAATGGACAAAAGATGCGCGTTTTGTTAAGCAAATTGGTCGGATTAAGTTTTACGATGTAGATCATGATTATGAAAAGGAGGAGTAACTATGCAAAATTCAAACGGTAAGAAATTTTGGCAATCAAAGACGCTTTATGTTAATTTATTGGCAATTGCCGGATTGGTTGCTCAAAACTATTTCAATTATGAAATCTCCGCAAATACGCAAGTTGCAATCCTTGCCGGGATCAATACCGGATTGAGGCTGATTACCGACGAAGAAATCAATTGGTGATTGAAAATCTCTTGACATTTTTCCCGATTTCCGGCACGATTTAAATATCAATTGATTGTAGTTTGCCTGGGTAAAAATAAATTCGGAGGAATGCACAATGGCTCAGAATACAAGCAAGGTGCCGGTAAAGGAATCGAACAACTTCAAACAGGGCAAAAGTGGTGCAAAGGTGCCGACGATGCCCGGGCCTGCGAAGGGTAAAAGGGGCAAGGTGAACCCGACAAAGAGCGGTGGTGTATATCGCCCGACTCGCGGCGGTTCTCGCTACTAGGGGCAAGTTATCCCCGGCTAAATTAAGCGATTTTCGGTATATTGCCGGGGGTCGCTTTTTTCTTATTCAGGAGGTAATATGAAAGTTGAAAAATGCGGCAGATCAGCAATGGAGAAGACAAAAAAGGGTCAGG